TTTTAGACATGTCATAATCATTATCATATATTTTAAAATATGATGTTACAAATGTTACATTATTTTTATACATATTTAAATATATTCATTTTTTTTAAATATTTATAATTAATCTAATATAATAATATTGAATCTATATAATTTTTGTCATAAACTCCAATTTTAGTTGTTCTATCCCATACACTATAATTGATTAGAACTCTGTCATCTTCTACAACAATACTTAAACAATATTCAATTGGTTCTCCTTCAAACTTAAAAGGAGCTGAATAACGTAATAAATTCATATTTGAATCAAATACAGATATTATATGATAATAATGTCTGGGTGATTCATAAGATACAATATGATTAATAAACCAAATTTCAGATTCAATAATATAAATATTTATATTGCCATTTTGAATTTCACTAACTTTTTTATTATATGTAAATCCACAACTCGAACCTCTTACGCGAGAGAATATTTTTGGTGTAGGTTTATTATCAATTACAGATAATTGATTGTTTTCAACTTTACAAATTCTTAAAGGATACCAATCATAAATAATATGTGTTTCTTGTTTATAATCAGTAAAAATCCAATTTTTTTCACAAGATGAATTATTAAATGTTTGTTTTAATTCATTTATTTCAAATTTATTTTCATTTAAATTATATTCACCTGATACCATACCAATTTGATTATTTGAATGAAATCCAGTACCAATATACATTAATTTATTTTTATAGTTATCATAATAAATTTTTATATCTTCAATACCAATATAGCGGCGCCCATCAAATAATAGATCCATCCATGCTTCTTTTATAATATTGAAGTTTTTATCAAATTCAACAAATTTATTTACAGATATAATATATTTTTCACAGCCAGTATAAGTGCCATCAGGTTGAATATAATAATTAACATATCTGATATTTAATAAATATCCATCATTTATAGGATTTTTAATCAAACAACTAGAAGAAGATAAAAATTTAATAGTTTCATCATTTATTGTAAAATAAATAGTACTATCTACATTTAATAATAATTTTTTTTGTAAAACGTGTTTGTAAAATTTCATATTAGATAAAAGATTATTCAACTCAGAACCATTTGGACAATTATTAAATAATATAATAGCTTCTTTATCAATATTTTTAATATTATTATATGAAGCAATTATAGAATATTCAAAATAAATTTTATATAAATAAATATCATTATGTAGAAATAGATAAGAATCTCTATTTAGGTTTTTATCGAGTATTTCTTTTGCTAACTCATAAAATTTAAAACATAATTTATGTTTTCCAGTAATCCTGTAATATTTAATTATTTCATATATTCCTTCAAGTCTTTCAGGATAGAAATTATAACCCTCTAACCAATAAAATAAGGCATCAATGAATTTATTCATATTTATAAAACACAAACCAATTCTATAATAACTATACCAAACTTCTTCTTTCCAACCACCTAAGTCAATACGTTTTTTATAGACATTTATAGCTTCACCAAAACGTCCGATATCATGATAACTATTAGCTAAATAAAAATAATAACGTACATTATTAGGTTCGTCTTTAATTCCATCGAGAAGTAATTTAATATCACGTTCAAATTTATTATTTTTAGAACCTCCATCACCAATATCTCTAATAAAAATATTAGTTTTATCTAGGCAAATAGTAGTATTATTCGGAGGTGTATCAATATATTCATGTGTAACTCCAACATATTTATATAAACCATTATTTTGAACTATTCTTAAATTCTGATAATAAAATGAAGTATTACCTTGAAGAATGGAAAAACTTTTAGCTATATTAAGTATTGTTTTATCAAAATTATGTAACTCAAGAATCATATCAGCATCAAGAAATAATACAAAATCAGATAATCCAATACAAGCTTGTAGAGCAAAATTTCGATTATGACAAAAATTTTTAAAAGGTTCAGATACAATTTTACCAGGTATATTTCTTTCATTAAAATATTCTTCAATTACTTGAATAGTATTATCAGTTGAACCAGTATCACATATACAATAAGAGTCGATAATAGATATAACTGAATCAAACAATCTTTTAATAATACTACTTTCATTTTTAACAATCATATTTAAACACAAAGTAGGTTTTTTTTCTACAAGATCCATTAATATATAAAAAAAAAGAAAAGTATTTAAATTAAAATATATCATATAAATATATAAAATGGTATTCACAAGATTTAAATATGATAATTGTAGAACAAAAAAATCGTTACAACAAGCGACTGATCCTGGAAGATGGATTTTAAATGTTCCAGGAAATGGTGCAAATCCTTGTTATATGGAAGATCCGCAAATCATTCCACAAAAATGGGGAGCTAATTTAAGAACAAATACAATAAATTTAGAAAGTGATTTAATGGGTGTTAATAGACAATTGAGCAGAGATTGTTTAGGAAAAAATGAATATCAAAGATATAACGTACCAAATGAAGCTATTCCATATCCAATATGTACTAAATTAACAACGGAACAATCAAGAGCAACAAATCCAGCATGGTGGTACAGAGATTTAGAACAAAATAATTTCGAATATCCACCATTAAATCCACAATTAAATGTTTGTTTTCAATTTCAAAATAATTTAAGTACGAGAATTTTAGAAAAAGATTACTTCACGCCAAAGAGGGATTGTGTTTTAGATGAGACAAAACAAATGTTACCATTAAGTTATAATCTAATTAGAGGTGGTTATGTAGGTGGTCCTAGCATTTGTGCTGAAACTAATTCATGTCAAATAATTAAATAAATTAATTTATTGACATTTAGATTATTATATATGAATTAAAATATAATACTCTATATATATAAATATGGAAATAGCAGTCCCATTAATAGCATTAGGTGGTATGTATGTAATATCAAATCAAAAAAATGAAGATTGTACTAAAAAAGAAATTAGAAAAATAACTCAAGAAAATTTTGTAAATATGGGAACTAGAACAAATATAGCTTCTAGAGTGAATGAGAGATTTGGAAATTATCTACCAAATACAAATATTCCTCCACAAAATTTTCCAGTTTCAAATTTAAATCAGTTAGTTGATACAGTCCAAAATTATCCTAACCCAAATTCAGCTACAGATAAATATTTTAATCAAAATTTATATGAACAAAAAGAAAGACAAGGAGTAGCTGTGGGAAAAAACCCACAGGATATTTTTTCTCTTACCGGAAACTACTTAAAATCTGACCAATTTAAACATAATAATATGGTGCCATTTAATGGTGGTAAAGTTAAAGGTCGAACTTATGATATGAATATTACTGAATCAGTTTTAGATAATATGATTGGTTCTGGATCTCAAACTATAAAAAAAATTGAACAAGCTCCTTTATTCAAACCAGAAGAAAATATGCAATGGGCTTATGGTATGCCTAATCAAAGTGACTTCTATCAATCTCGTGTTAATCCTGGAATTAAAAATAATAATGTAAAACCATTTGATACTATTATGGTTGGTCCAGGATTAAATCAAGGTTATAGTATTAATGGAAGTGGTGGATATAACTCAGGTATGGAGGCGAGGGATAAATGGCTACCAAAGACTGTCGACGAATTAAGAGTTGATACAAATCCTAAATTAGAATACCAATTATTAGGTTATGAAGGACCAGCAGATTCATTCATTAAAACCGCTGCTACAACTCAAATGTTGGGACGTGTTGAAAAACAAAGACCAGATACTTTCTTTATTAATACTCAAGATCGTTGGTTGACAACTACAGGAGCATCTAAAGGAGAAACATTGAGACCAATTCAAGAAATGGGTATAGTTAGAAGAAATGATATTCCCATCGATTATATGGGACCAGCTGGTGCTATTGATGTCAAAGCTGCCACTGCTCCTCAAAATTTTGAACCTCCTAAACGTAATGAAGTATTAGAGGGAAATGTCAATCACGGAACTGCTGTAGGTAGAGGAGATCATACTGATAAAGAAGGATTTTTACGAAGCCATACTAATTACGAAAATAATCGTTCTACAATTAGACAACCTGATTGTATCAGAAGCGGTTTTAGTGGCGCAATTGGTGCTGTTATAGCTCCTTTGATGGATATTTTAAAACCAACTAGAAAAGATGAAACTATCAATAATGTTAGAGTTTATGGAGATGCTGGAACATCATCTATGGTTAAAGGACCTGTTTATAATCAACAAGATTCAACACCAACTACTATTAAAGAAACTACTCTTTATGCTCCTACATTTAATATTAACAACCAAAAAGATGGCATTTATGTTAATAACTATACTGCTCCCGATAATACACAGAGAGATACAACCAGTTGCGAATATTATACAGCAGCTGGAGGTTATGCTACTGGTTATGGTGATATGAATTATCATGCCGCATATAGACAACATAACAATGATATTAAATCTCAAACTATTTATAACAGAGCTAATCAAGGTGGTACCCAAATATTTAATCAACAAATGAATGTTCATTGTAGAGATGATTGTGATAGATTCTCAGGTAGAATGAATCCAGCTTATTCTAATTTAAGTTCTATGCCTCCATCTGTTCAAACTTATGGTGCTATTCGTGCTCCACAATACTATAATGAATGTTATGGTTGTGATAGAATTAATCCTGACATATTAACAGCATTTAAAAATAATCCATATACACAATCCTTAACAAGCTCTGTATAATTTAACACATTTTTTATAAATTACTAGTTAATTGATTTATAAAAAATGCTTAAAGTAATAGTAATATATTTTATATAATGATAAAACCAAACTCTTATCCTAAATATGTTCGCTCTTTTTTAGAATTTTATCAAAATGATATAGTTCAAACTAATAAATATACAAAGAAATTACTCAGAGTACAACCTTTTGATGTTACATTAAGAGATGGATTACAAGGTTTAAATATTGATGAACAAAGTAAATATACAACTGAATTTAAAAAACAAATATATATAGAAATTATAGAAAAATATAATCCAAAAAATATTGAAATTGGTTCTTGTGTTAATACAAATGTATTACCTATTTTTAAAGATACAGAATATCTTTTCAATTCTATCAAAGATACTAAAAATAAATATATTTTAGTTCCTAATCAAGAACAATTAATGAATGCTCTCAAATTTGGAGCAAGTAATTTTTCATTTATTTCTTCAGTTTCAAATAGTTTTCAATTAAAAAATACAAAAATGACTAAACAAGAAAATTTAAATAATTTAAACAATATGATAAATTTCTTAGATGATTATATGAGTTATAAAATTGATTTGGAAAATGGTGATGTTATACAAGAATATAAAAATTATAATATTAAATTATATGTATCATGTATTAGTGAATGTCCAATTGAAGGAAAAATTCCAATTAACAATATAGTAAGTGATTTATATAATCTAAGTAATAAAAAATTTGATAAAATATGTTTATCAGATACATGTGGAACTTTAACAAATGATGAATTTGATGACATTATTGGTAAACTTTATAAAATAGGTGCTGATATAAATAAATTTACATTACATCTTCATGTTAAGTCAGATAGAGAAGACGAGGTAGAAAAAATAGTACATACTGCTATAGATTATGGAATAGAAGAGTTTGATGTATCTGATTTAAAAACAGGTGGATGTTCTATTACAATTAACAAAAATAATTTGGCACCAAATATGAGTTATGAACAATTTTATAAGTTTGTAACAAATTACTTAATTAAATAAATTAATACGTTCTATTTAAATATAAAAACACTTCGTAAAATATAGTAACTTAATGTCATTAAATATTCATCAAAATATAAAAGAAAAATTAAATTACTTTCATGAAATACATAAAATTCCAAATATACTTTTCCATGGTCCAACAGGAAGTGGTAAACGTTCAATTGTTAATGAATTTATCCATAAAATTTATCACAATGATAGAGAGAAAATAAAATCTTTCGTCATGTATGTAAATTGTTCGCATGGTAAAGGTATAAAATTTATTAGAGAAGAATTAAAATTTTTTGCTAAGACACATATAAACTCAAATGGTGGTAATAATTTTAAAAGTATTATATTGTTGAATGCTGATAAATTAACAATGGATGCGCAATCAGCATTAAGAAGATGTATAGAATTGTTTAGTCATAATACAAGATTTTTTATTGTAGCTGAAGATAAATATAATTTAATGAAACCAATCCTATCAAGATTTTGTGAAATATATGTTCCAGAACCACTAGTAAATGGAGAACCTGTAAATCTTTATAAATATAATTTAAATGAAACATTTAACATGAAAGATATTAAAACACAAAAATTAGAATCTCTTAGAAAAGAATTAATAAAATCAGTAAATAAAAAAATAGGTATTGAAGAGTTGATGATATTATGTACAAAATTATATGAGAAAGGTTATAGTGCTTTAGATATTTTATCTTTATTAGAAAATCAAAAATTTTTAGATACCACTATAAATACTGAAAAACGTTATGAATTATTAATTTGTTTCAATCGTATAAGGAGAGAGTTTAGAAATGAAAAATTACTAATTTTATTTATATTAAATTTTATTTTTTTAAGTTCAGAATTGAGTTTAGAAAATATAAGTTTTATGTAAATGGATGATTTTAATGTAAGTGCGCTTCACGAATCGAAGAATGAATGGGGAGCTAGATTAGTTACTCTATTGACACCTTTAATAATTGATGGTTATAAATCCATACTTGAAGAATCAATTAAATTATGTAAAGATAATAATGAATTAGATAAATATTTAATGACATTTCAAAATTTAATCTCTCGTATTCCAAAATGGAATCAACAAATTGTTGAAAATGAGAAAAAAAGAATATGTGAAAAGTCAGGTTGTAATTATTTAGAAGATTTAGTAACATGTGTACATATTATTCAACTTAAAATTTTAACAGCTATGAGAGTTGGACAAAAACAGAAAAAAATTGATATTAATATTCCAAAATTAGATGATTTTATTCATAAAGTATATATAAATGTTGCTAGAAAAATTTATAAGAACGTTTATTTATTTGAGACTAATATACAACCATTACAAGTTCAAAAAAATTATAGAGAGTTAGAAATTATTATTCAAGAATGTATATTAAATACTTTAAGAGAAAGTATACCAGTTGAGGCTATATTAAAGGCTTATATGGATGAATCAATTGAAGAAGATGTAATTGAAGAAATTAAAGAAGAAGTAACTCATGAACCTATAATTGCGCCTATAGAACACAAACCAAATCCTCCTCAAACTCCTCTAGCTGAATTACAAAAAAGTGGTGTTAGTTTTGATGATACTGATTATGTACAAACTGAGAATGGAATATCAAAAATTTCTGCTCCAAAAAGTATAGATAGATTAGAAGAAATAAGTGCAATTAGAAATGAACAAAGAAAGAGTGAATTAGAAGATCATGATAATAATGTAAAATTAAAAATATCAGATCAAAGTTTTAACCTAGATAATTTAGATATTCATAATATTGAAGAACCAAAGTTAGATCTATTACCTGATTTATTAATAGATGAAATTGAAATTTTAGAATAAATTGCGTAAAATAATTAATAAGATTGTTCTTCAGTAAATTAATAAATGCCAAATATATTTGTAGTAGCTGCTATTATATCAATTACATTTTTATTAGCAAAATTTTTAGAAATGAGATATATTGAAAAAGAAAGCAAACCATTAAAACTTCTAATACGCGATGCTTTTTTAGTATATTTTAGTGTAATAATTGCTAATTTTGTAATGGACCAAATAAATCCAGTAATAAAAGGTGGAACAACAGCAAAAATAACACCAGTTTTTACAGATAATCCTGGATTTTAAATAAACAAAATATATATAAAATGAATTATATTTTGTTTTTTCTCTCTATTTTGTCTTTTATAAATGCATATAATTCAACATCTAGTTGCTATTGTACAACAGTTCCATGTCCAATAGAGGGCAAAAATTTGTTGACAATTGGTGGTGGTACGACAGGTACATATTATTATACCTTACATAACAATATACCTGTAATATCATCGGCCAACGTTCGTATTTCAATCACAAATATGAATAAAGGTACTGACACCACAACATGTACACAAAATTACGCGCGTTCATTAGATGATGATGGTATTCAGGATTGTGATGCTGGACACATTTTAGCAAACCATCTAGGTGGTCCAGGTAATCAACCAATTAATATCTTTCCACAAAATCTCAGTATAAATAGAGGTTCTTATGCTCAGTATGAAGATACTATTTATACATGTATAACGACAAAAGGTGTAAATTATGCTGATTTAGCATGGTCTTTTAGTTATTCATCAAATACAAAAACAAAACCAGTAAATGTTAAATATGATGTACATTATACTGGTGGATCATGTTCATCAACTTCAAAAACATTTAGCAATTAGCGGCCCGTCCAAACCTTAACTACCGCTCTTGGTATAGTGCCTTTTTTAAAGTCTACTATATATTCGTCATAAGAATATCCCCATTTTTGATATTTCATGATGTCACCAAATAACGATTTATATTTAAATAAATTTGGGGATTCAGTAAAAAAAATAGTTCCAAATATTCTCTCTAAACAACATCTATCTGATCTACATGTTACTGCTGATATTAAATTTGTTATTCCATATTTATTTTCTATTTGTTCAAGAAAACGTAAATTTATATAACTCTGAACACCAAAACATCCATACCATTTATCTCTATTAATTTCCAAAACATTGTATTCTTTTGAAACCTTAATGTATATTAAAATATTGTTTTTTAAATTTTTCACAATTCTTTTTGTATTTTCAACATTTTCTTTATCTGAATGAAAAAACCATAAAGGTATTACATTTATATTATTAAATCTCTCAAAATTAATCCTTTTATGGAAAAATACACTATCATGAATAATGATAGCATTTTTGAAAAATTTATACTTTAAAAAATAATAATATGGTAAAAGTTCACCTCTACCAGGAAACTCTGATTTAATAATCTCTACATTTCTATAATTAAATTCTGAACTAACAAACTCATAATTACTATTGTCATCAATAATTACAATTTTTGCAAATGGATAAAAAGTTCTAATTAATTTTACACAATGATTCCAATAATTATTTGTTTTAACTGAATTAACATGTCTAGTTATAATAAATCCAAATCTATTATCCATTATATATATATAATGGATATTATTTAATATGGATTTTATAAAAAAAAAATAATTCTAAATATGTGATGGAATCTTGTCAATATCTATTACATCTTCTGGCACATCACCTTTAAACTTTGTATAAGTATCAAATTCTTGACGTTCTAATTGAGCTTGAGGTGTGTGATTATGTACGCATCTAGCTATCATTTTATATAATTTAAAATCTGGATATCTCTCTACTCCATTATTTTTATAAAGCATATTTATACCCTTATCATCTAAACACCATTCAAAAATTAAACGTTTAACTGGTTCTTTTATTTTACTTAGATCTTTCATTTCCTCAAAATCATCAATAACATAGTCAAAAATTGAACATGCTAGTCTACATAGATCAAAACTATAATTTGGCTCTAATCTAGGTTTCTTATCATTAAAATAAGGTTCTGTATTATACTGAGTTGCAGCATCTCCACCAGTTTGAAAACTATCACTACAAAATATTTTACCATCAAATTTAAAAATACTTCTACCAAAGTCTATTATTTTGAATATTCTTCCAAATGTTGGAACTTTATAATATTTTTTCTTATAACAATAGTATAAAAATTTCTTGTCAGTTTGATTGTACATTACATTATTTGTATGTAAATCATTATGAGTGAAATTAAAGACTTTCTGGTATGTTATAAGAATCATTATTATTTGTATAAATGCTGAATACCACTCTTCATTTGTTAACTCATTTTTTAGAATTAAATCATCAAATGTATTTTCACAAAATTCCATTCCAATAACTTGAACTGGAAATTTTGGAATAAATACATTTATTCTCTCTTCCTCTTCATTCCATTCATCATCTTCTTCATCATGTTCTTCATTATGGTCTTTTGATCCAATACTATTTTTCTCAGAACCGGAATCTAATACTTCACCATCTGGATCACAATTTTCACATTCATCGTCTAAATCACTATCATTTGTATATGAAGAACGAGAAGAACATGTTGAATTCGATTTTAATGTTACTTGATGGTCTGCTATCAAAGATACATTTGTTAAATCAACTAAATCTAATAATGAATCTTTTAAACTATTTTGTAAACCTGTTAAATCTAAATTATTACTCTCATCAAAAATATCATCAAATATTTCATTATCAACAGATTTTAATGATTTTAAACTAATATTATTACCAATTGTCAATGGTTTTAATTTAGTTTGTTCATTTTGAAATAGATGTTCATAATCATCAATTTTAAACAAAATATTTTTATTTTTATTAAAAAAATCAGAATTATTTAAATAATCAATATCGTCAAAAACATTAATTTTAAACTCATTTTTTATACCCAAAAAAGAACCATAATATTCAACACCATGTATAAATTTATATGTATTTCTTAATTGACTTGATAAAAATAAGAATAAACCATCAACATATGCTGAGTTATTTATATCAATAAATTTAGAATTGCAATCTTCTACACTTGAATTTAGCTTTGGTAAATTAAATAATTTAGTATTTGATATATCATATTTACCAATCATATATTTATATGGATCTAATAAAGGTGCCATTTTGAAGAAAATTGCTCTATCCTTTACTTTATTTGTGTCTATATTTTTTATTCTACACATAAAAAGATTATCATTATTTTCAATTTGTTCGTTAATATTTGAAATATACCATTTATTATTGAGATTAATACTATTATAATTATTGTCATTCAAATTAAAAAATCTAGTATAAATGGGTATATAGTTTTGCGCTTTCGAGAGAAAAAGAGATGTAGGTTCCTCAAAATTCTTAAAAAGCTCAATGTTTTTTCTTTTCTGATAATTGATTGTTATCATCTTTAGTGAATTTAAATATAAATTTAATGTGTTTTTAACTTATTATTTAGTTAATTAATAAATGTTTCTAAAACATAAGAATTTTTCATAATAGTATTCGTTTGATTTAGGAAAAAACAAATTAATTTAATAGCGTTTAAAATCTATTATATTTTCTTTTTTAAATATTATAGATATGAGTCTAGAGCTTAAAAAATTTGATATGAAAAGCATCCAATTCAAAGCTAATGAAAATAAAGGTCCTGTTATAGTTTTAATTGGTAAACGTGATACTGGTAAATCATTTTTAGTAAGAGATTTATTATATTATCAACAAGAAATACCTATTGGTACAGTGATATCAGGAACAGAAGAAGGTAACGGTTTCTATTCTAAAATGGTGCCAAAATTATTTATACATAACGAATATAATTCTGCTATTATTGAAAATATCTTAAAACGTCAGAGAACAGTATTAAAACAAGTTAAAAAAGAGATGGAAGCTTATAAGCGTTCAACAATTGATCCAAGAGCATTCGTTATATTGGACGATTGTTTGTATGATAATACATGGTCACGTGATAAGTTAATGCGATTACTTTTCATGAATGGAAGACACTGGAAGGTAATGTTAGTCATTACAATGCAATATCCACTCGGAATTCCGCCTACACTGAGAACAAATATAGATTATGTGTTTATTCTTAGAGAGAATTATATAGCAAATAGAAAAAGAATATATGATAATTATGCTGGCATGTTTCCAACATTTGAATCATTTTGTCAAGTTATGGACCAATGTACCGAAAATTATGAATGTCTTGTAATTAATAATAACTCCAAATCTAATAAGTTACAAGATCAAGTTTTTTGGTATAAAGCTGATGATCATAATGATTTCCATTTGGGTTCAAAGGAATTTTGGGAATTATCTAAAGGTATCACTGAAGAAGATCAAGAAGAACAATATGACCCAGCTAAAAGCAAAAAGAGGGGAGCTGGTCCTAAGATTAGTGTTAAAAAAAGCAGTAAATGGTAAATTAAATAATCCTTAAGGGATTCAACAATCATCAAAAGAAATAGTAATTGGATATTTAATTAAAAAGTAATTTCTCCAATTTGTATTTGGATTATTTAATTCACACCAATCAAATAAAAATTTACCTGATGAAATCTTTAAAGGAAAAGGTTGCCATAAATTATATTTGAATCTTAATAAAAGATTCATTACACCCATTTCATTTGTTCTACATAAAGTATAAGTATTCATTGCTTCTATCATTTGATTTTTATCACATAATCTTAAAATATTGGTGTCATAAATCCAAATACAATTTAAAAAATAATTCTCATTTAAGATATTCACTCCAAAATCTGTTTTTACTTTTTCTATGATATCTGGATTATCGTAACTTAATTGACATTTAAATAAATTATAGTCATTATACTTTCCATCTTTTGGCGCAAGTATTTTATTTTTATAATCTAATTCTAATAAATATTTAACATCATCTAAAATACGTAATCCAGCATCTAAAAATACTACACGATTCCACTTGATAAAATAATTATCAAATACATGTAATTTTTCCCATTGATTTAATTTTGTAATTTCTCTCTTATCTGAATTTGAGAAACCATTATTTCCAATCTTATTCAAAAGTATTGATTTATCGATTTGATTAAATTTAACTTCACTTATATTATAAAAATCCTTGAAATTATCATTTAAATTGAAATCAATAGTTATAAGAACTATATCTTTTTGCCAATTTCCCTTAGTTCTTAAATCAATAATAGTACGTTTAGCCTTTTTAAAATAATTAAAATCAGTTACGATAACAAATATTGTATCTTGTTTTATATCATTTATTTCATTATTATTTAATTCTTTTATATTTTGTTTTACTATATTATAATAAAATTTATTAGCTTCTTCAGTCATAGTACGATGTATCGTTATAGCATTATTTAATTCATGTTCATTTTTATGTTGATCTATTAGAAAATTTTTATTATCAATTTGTATAATATTATATTTATTTTTTAGTTCATTAATCCATAAACCAATACATAAATCATCACACCAATGTTTATATGAATTATTTATTCCATTTTCTTTAACATAATTGTATAAAATTTTATATAATCCATTGGATATGGCATAACCGGCTCCACCAGACATATATAGACAAAAATCTTTTTTAATATGTTGTAATTCATTACCAATATAATAAAAATCATCTTTGTTATAATTTGTTAATAATGTTTTAAGTCTATCGATAAAAATAAATGTATCATCATCTACAAAAATATACCAATCATATTCAAGAATATTACTCATATTATAAAAAAAATGTATGTATTTCCATGTAATATTTTTTTCATCATCCATACAATTCCAACCAAAATGTCTCTTTTCAATATTAGATTTTGATGTTAAATAAAAAATATCATTTAGATTAACATCATTAAAGAAAGTTTCCATTTGATATTTTACACGTGTATCTAAATATTTATAACAAGTAGAAATAATATAACAAATTTTCATAATTGTAATATTATTTAATTTTTAAATACTAATTAATTAACTTTATTTTTTAGCAAATGGTCCAGATTTTAATTGACTTTGACCATAATCTGACTTTCCAACAACAATATTTTCACCTTCAAATAATTCCTTACAAATATCAGCAGTTGAAATATTTTCTTGTTCACCCAATGCGAACTCTTTAGTACTAGCACTATTAACACCAACTAAGTTACCATTTTCATCAATAGTTTGAGATAAAGTATTACCTGATTTTTCAGCATTTTTAATATTTTCTTCGATAGCCTTTTGTTTTGTTTCTTTAACACGCTGTTCAAAAGCAGTCTTTGCATTAGCTTCATTCTTTTGTTTTTCGTGCATTAGTTGATTCAATTCCTCCTCCATATATTCAACACGACCTGTCTTATAAGCTTCTGGATCCCAAGGCATCCACATACCAACTGGTCCAACCATGATATCATGATTAGGGTCTATTTCTCTCAACATTTTACATCTTAATTCTGCTTCTTCTTGTGTTGGATAAACACCTCTGATCTTTAAACCTCTAGTACTAGTTTGAAAATTGTTTTCAATATCAAATTTCTTTTGAAGTTCATCTTCATGATTATCTAAATAAGTTTTGTAATCATCAGCTAGATTTGATTTAGCTAAATTATCCTTCTCTTCTTGAACAAAATCCTTAAAATCTTTATTTAGGTCTTCAAATGATATATTATATTTGAATGAAATAAAATTTATAAATTGTAAAAATTTTTCCATAGATTTATTGAACTCCCAGTTATTTAGGAATTCTTCGAAGAAAAAAATTTCCTTTTGCTTTAGGATTCTTTCTGGAGAACAAAAAGACATACACACAAATTTTTGATTAGCAATAGGTTTGTCTTCCTCTAATAAGTCAACATATTTAGGATTTTCCTTCCCATTTTGTTGTTTTCTCTCAAAACCGCCTTTTTTAGATTTAGAACGTTCCATTTAATTAATTAAATTATTTATTTTTAAGTTTTTTATCGCAATAATAATTTTTTCTTAACATTTAATATAATGAACGGATTAATAAACGTTGGTGAACTTGTTAAGAGAATTATCAAGTATCTTGTTGAAGGTTTAATGGTTGCTATTGCCGCTTATGCTATTCCTAAACGTTCTTTGAATATTGAAGAAATTGTTTTGATTGCTTTAACTGCTGCTGCTACATTTAGCATTCTTGATACTTATGTTCCATCTATGGGTGTAACTGCTAGATCTGGTGCCGGATTTGGTATTGGAGCGAATTTAGTAAAATTTCCTGGTGGATTTTAAATAACATAATATATTTAAATCTAACAATAATATATTATGACAAAACGATATACTAGACATAAAAGACAAAAAAAAATTAGACGTAAAACAATAAAAGGTGGTACGTTCACTCAACAAGAATTACAACAATTACAAGATAAGGAGTTAACTCCATCACATATTTCTACTTTACAAGATTTAGGTGTTTCTATTACACCGATCGCAAACAAAAATGAGACAAAACGCTTGGCGATCCCTTTGGAACGGGGAAAGGTTTCTACACATATGGATAATTCATTTGAATCTCAAGGTACTATGAATATAGATGAATTAAATACTAGTAACATAAGTGATATGTTTGGTTATACAACTGGCGAAGCAGAATCAGATGATGAATTTGGTGGAAGAAGGCGTAGAAGAACAACCAAAAAAACACGCGGAAAGAAAAGCAGAAAAACACGTAAACAACGAGGTGGCATGTGTTATGGTAATGGAGTAGGAGCAAATAGTTATGATCCAAATGATTCAATTTATAATACTAATATGCTTAAACTTTTCCCTTATAGACCAAATTAATTTATAATTTAATTTCATAAATTATAAATATTATATAGTAGGTATAAATTCCCAATCCAATTCTTGACAAATTTTTTTCCATATTACGTCTTGTTCCATTCTTTTTTCTGGATCTTTTAACATTGGAAAATGTTCCAAATATTTTTCTTCACCTAATAATTCACAAAGTTTGTATGCTGTATAATAATAATTTAAGAAATTAACACGATCATCTGGACAAAATTTTGAATAAGGTGCTTGAAGTTCAACAAAAAGATTACATAAAATTTCCTCTAATTCAGGAGACATAATTGGTGGTTTTATTCCCAATTTATCTTTTATAAATGGAATATGCTCATAATATTTATTATATCCTAATTTTTTTAAAATTTCTTTAGTTTTTATGTTTGTTAATTCAGATAATTCAATTCTCTCTTTTTTAATTTGTAATTTAATATTTTCAATAACATCTAAAGGTATTTGGGTTGTTTCTTTACCTTGAAATTGTGCTAATATTTCTTTAAAGTGATTTATACGTTTATAAGCATAGAAACAAACCTCTTTTGGTGGTTCTTTATATGATGGTTTCTCATTTTCAATTAGATATGGAATACTTCTAGAGCATATATTACAAACCATTATACCTTCCTCTTCAAGTGGAATTAACTCACCTTTTTTACAAATTTGACATATATCTGTCTGATATACAAAATTATTGATATCTAAAAAATCATCACTTACATTGCTCAAATATTTTAAAACAATATTATTATTATCTTTTTGAATTAAATTTATTTCGTTATCTATATTTTCTTTTATTTTAAAAAACTTATTAACCATATTTGATTTATTAGAATTTATTTGACATGTTATTCCAGTTGAGATATTCTTTTTATTTTCAAAATATTCAAAAATATATTTTGAATTATCAAGCAAATAATTTTTTTTTTTATTTTGTATTGCTTTTATTGTACCCTTTAATTCTAAAATCTTATCTGTTATCTCTAATTTCACTTCTATAGAAAGAGTTTCATTTTCTT